ACGACCCAACGGCACGATCGCCTCAGGGCCTTTTTCGCCAACCATTGCCAACGTAGGTTTTGTGACAATGCCACCGTCAGCAAAACCCGGAATATTAATACCACCTAAAAAATTGCCGATAGAACCAACGCCCGGTATTTTTTTGAACGCGCTAAGTAAATCGCCAATAAATCGTATGGCTGTTTTAATTGGGTTAATGATGTACGTGTAAAACCCTTCGCTAAATAACTCAAAACCTTTACTAATAATGCCAAACCGTTTTTCTAGCACGATCAACGCTGCAACAAACGCTGCGACTGCAATAATTACCAACGCAATGGGATTTGCTGACATGATGAAATTAAATAGTGCTTGTGCTGCAGCTGCGGCTTTAGTTGTCGCTGTATAAATTTTCATTGCAACGTTCGCTGCAATAATCGCTGTAGCCAACGCTGCGACCACACCGATAACTACAACCATGACCGTTTGATTGCCTGCCAGCACGCCCGTAAAACTGCTAAAAAATGATACGGCTGACTCAACTATTGGCAACAAAATCTTGCCCATGTTGGCTTGCAGGTCTTTCATTTGTGCGGTCAGAACACGCTGGCTGTTTGCTAACCCGTCGCTAGTTCTAGCAAAGTCGCCTTGTGCGTCTTTTGTTGCGTTCATGATCAACGATTGGGTTGCAAGCGTTTTTTGTTGCGCGGTCAACTTGTCGTTAGTGCCTTCGACCTCTGCATTAAGTCGAGACTCTGCCTGCGATAATGCCAACGCAGACTTTTGTGCTTCCAAAGAGCCTTCGCCATATTTGTCAAGTGTCTGATTATGTTTCTCAAACGCGATATTTACTTTGGCTGTAGCGACCGCTAAATCTTCTGAGTTGACGGTCGTAGTAACTAAACCCATACGTAGCGCTTCGGCTGCGATTGCGTCAGCCGACAACAAAACACCAAAACGACGCAACGGCTCAGACTCGCCACGCAACGCCGCACCAAGCGCATCAATGGCTTCTTGTGGCGTGCTGTTATTGAACGACGATAAGTCTGATGCAAGTTTTGTGAAATCGGTGCTGAACCCTGCCAACTCTTGACCGCTTAAGCCGGCTGCCTTACCGAACGTGCCGAACGTTGCCGCTGCGTCTAACGCTTGTTGTTTAGTTTGACCCAGCGACGTTGCGGCGGTATCCGCAAACGAAAACAACGCTTCGTCTGCCTCACCAAAAATGACGCTTGTTTTGCTCATTGTTTCGTTTAGATCGCTAGCCGCGCTAACCGCTGGGCCTGCCGCTGCCGCCAAACCACCCAACACCGCTACGGCTGGCACAAATGCTTTCTTTAGAGCAAACGCCGTTTTGGCTGACGCGCCCTCTAACGACTTAAATTCTGCGATTGCTTTGTCAAAACCTTTTGAGTCGAGTGACGAAATAATTGGGATATTAATTGCCATGTTTTACCTGCATGTTTTTGTTTAGTTTTTCCATGACTTTTTCTACGATTTGTAGCACTTCGTGTTCTACTTCTTTGCGGTTGCGTTCAACGGCTATGTCGAGTGCGCGTGGCGCTCTGCCTTCCTCAACGTTTAGATTGGCGACAAATGTTGTGTCGCTTGACCGGATACCGGCATGATCGTAGATAGCGCCTGCCGCGTCTTTTTGTTGAATGACCATAAGTTGATAGGGCGTGCCCTTAAAAAATACTTTGTCTTTGCCAGCAAATTGCACGACGCGTTCTTTGCGTTTTGCTTGCCCAACTTTAATTTTGAAACCGCCGCGCACGCGTTCGTTTGACCAGCGCACGTCACGACCTTTGATCATTGAGCCTCGAGCCATGCCTGATAGTGGCGCACCGTTGCCTTTGCTGTTAGAAAACGACGGTATTAGTTCGCGTGCCGCCGAGATAATTTTTACGCCTGCGCGTTGAATGTCTTTAGTTACTTGTTTGCGGTAAACCTTGTCAAACGAGTTAAGTTCAGCCAGCGCCTCTTTAATGCCGTGTATTTCGGGAATGACGTACTCGGTGACCATTAGCGTGCTTTGCGTTCTTTGTTGATCAGTTCAATGACCGTGTTCATGTCGTCTAACTCAAATGTTATTTCTGACGGCCAAAACCCGGTTGCCACAAGTATCTGCGCTAGTCCGTAGCGGTATGAACCGCGTTTACTTTTGGGTCGTTCGAATCCACCACTTCCAAGTTTTTAATTTGTTTGATGTAATCATCAAGTAGTGCCGGCACGACAATGCCTTGTGTGCGTGATGCTTCGTACGCCAAATACGACAGGTCTTCGACACCGATGCCGTCAGCGATCTGTGATGCTTTGCGTTTGTATTTTCTTTCCCACATAACGATCGTCATCATGTTTGTGGTGACTGTTTCTACGCGGTCATCAAATGTGACTTTGAGTGTTAATTGCATGCGTGTACCTTCCCGGTTGGTCTTGTTTTATTAGTTCTCAGCGGCCATAGCCGCGACATTAGACGCTGACTGCTTTAGTAAGTACGCCGCCTGTAAAAGTTAGCGTGATAGTTGAGAGTTCGCCAAGCGATGCATTGATCGGTGTGTGCGACTCAAGATAGCAACCCGTCAACGTGTAAATTGGGTTTGTCGCTGATGCAGTACCAGTCGCAGGTGCAATCACGACGTTTGTTGTAATGCCAACCAAACCGTAGATAGTTGCCTCAGTTTCAGACCCTGCATACGATTGATACAACTCAATTTCGATGCTGTTGTTTTGCAACGATGTGATTGCTGCACCGCCGTATTTGCGTGCGGTGTCACCAAACGCTGTCGTTTCTAATTGCTCAAGCACGTAGTTGACGGTTGCGCTTGTGCATTGGTCGCGCAAATCAACGCTGTTCACGGTCACGCTTGGGTTGCTGAGATAAACACTTGTCGCCATGATTTATTCCTTTTCGTCTGTGTCTTTAGTTTTAGCAGATTTTTTGACGGTCTGCGTGGATATATGACCGCCTTCAACTAGGGCCTCAATGCTTACGCCCTTTAGATCGCTGTCGGTCACAATGTCGCCCGGCTTAAAACCTGCGAGTCTTGCCGATGTAACTATGTAGTTTGCCATGTTTGTTTCCTATGCTGTTTGCGCTTGAACGTTTGCGGTTACTTCGTAACTTGGATATTCGACGCCACCAATGATTGTAGTAATGGGTCTGCCGTCGGTTACGGCAATGTTGGCGGTTAGCACTTTTGACATGATGTTTAATAGTGATCGTTGCGCGTCTAGGTTGGCTGGGCCAAGCGTGATGATTTTGACTGGAAACATTAGTTTGACAATGTTGTAATTGAACGCGTCAAATGACGGTGCGTCAATGAACACGCATGGCGGCACAAGGTTTCTAGGGTCGTTTACTACCTGTAGGCCGCTAACGGCTGTCAGCGTGGCTGTGAGATCGTCTAGGGCCTCGTTAAACAGATCGGTAAATGCAACCGGCATTAGGCAACCTGTGGTCTATCAACGCCTAACAGTTGTTTAACCAATGGCGACAAACCGCTAGTCGAGCCGGTTGACATGCCGTCAAACGACGCAAAGTCGGTTATTGAACCGCGCTGACGGTACAACGAGCCACCGTACATAACGGTTGCCAGTTTTACGTCTTGACTTGGCACGCTTGTTAGCGAGTCCGAGTAGCCAACCTCTTGCCTTCGACGAAAACAAAACGCGTTAGCAGCGGCTGCACAAATTGTTAAAAATGTTGTGTCGGCCGCTGTTGCTGTGCCAATGCCAATCCAATCCTCAATGTCGGTCGCCGTTATCCATGTGCAAGTTGGGGTAAACGCAACCGTGCCGGTATAGATCGCAACAAAATCAACGTCGCTACCAGTACACGCAAACAAAACCTGATTAGGTACTGCAACCGTAACGTCATAATTAAATTCGCCTGTTGTACCGTCAACGCCAACGTAACGATATTGCGGGCAAGCCAACACGGTAAACGTGCCGTTAAACGGTGCGCCTAACGCGCCCACAACTACGGTGTCGCCAACCTGTATGTCGGTTGGCTCAAGCGTAGATATGCAGGCGTAGTTATCTGTTAATTGCTTTGACGCTGTTGAGTATGTTGCCATGAGCGGTTTTGCCGCTTACGACTAGGCGACTGTGATCGACTGTACGAAGCGTGAGCCTGCGGTTGCGTCTGTTGCATCTTGGAAGAATGTTGCAAAGTAACCGTAGTACGAGAAGTTCTCGCCCAACAATGCTGGGTCTTGAACTCGCATGATGCCGCGTTGCTGTTCGTAGAACTCAATTGCTGGGGCGTGTACCACAAGCATTGTGCCTGACGCAAAGTTGCCGTCAACTACGATCTCAAGTCCCATTGGGTTCATTCCTGACCATGATGCAGCTGAACCTGCGCCTAATGTGTTTTGACCCATTAAGCCCGGTGCGCCGATTGCTGGGAATAGTGGTCGCTTGTCATTGTCAAGTTGACCGCCGAGTTTTTGCCATACGTCAACGCTTACAAGCAAGTGAGTTGCAAACAAGTTTGTTGAGTTGCTGATGTTAAAAGCGCAACCGTACAACGCTGCCATGAGTGTTGTTGGGTCACCTGCTGTAACTGTCCAAGTAAAACCCGATGTCTGTTTTGCAGTATTGCAAGCATCGGCTGCAATGTTGTCAGTTTCTTTAAGATACTGACCTTGCAAATCTGTCAAGATCGCGTTAAGCGCTGCTGGATCGGTAAAGTCGATGTCCTGTTGCGAAATAAATACGCCACCAGCGACGGTGCTACGTGTAACCGTATTTGCGCTAAGCGTCATTTTTTGGTTTGTTACTTCTGAGCCTTCAGTTTGCACGCCTGCTGCGGTGTGCTGAGTAATGATCGGGCGAGTAAACGATTTACCTTGTCCGTTTGGCATTGCTCGAGTGCCGATTGCTGACACGACTGGTCGCACCGCGTTGTAGTTTAAGAAAACGTTGCCTAAAACTGGTTGTGGCAACAAACCCGGTGTATCAGTTGTCAAATCTTGTGCCAAAGCAAATTGCAATGCTGACTGACTTTTAGCGGCAGCAAATTTGTATGCTTCGTTTACTCTGCGAAAAGTGTCGCCACCAATTGTCATCGCGGCAAAATATTCGCCCGGTGTTGGCATCTTAAATTCGTGTTTTGGTTGCGCCCAAAGTTTTTCAACTGTTGCGGTCGCTGCTTCAACTACTGGTGTTTCGATTTTGTCGGTCATGTCTGTTTCCTTTGTTGTCTCTTGATC